GCAAGAAACTTTACCACTATGCGGAGTTGCCTTCGGCTTCGGCAAAGAAAAAGGCTAGGAAGAGGGCGTAATGTTTCACGTGAAACAATATGGCTATTAAAAGGCAGAGCCCCATACGCCGCACTACTAGCGGCAAAGGCGCCAACTATCGTAAAACCAGCAAGGGTGCTGGAATGACGAAGAAGGGCGTTGCTGCTTACCGCAAGGCTAATCCTGGTTCCAAACTTAAAACGGCGGTTACCGGAAAAGTTAAGAAGGGCAGCGCGGCTGCCAAGCGTCGTAAGAGCTATTGCGCTAGATCGGCAGGACAGTTGAAGAAAAGTTCTGCCAAAACTAAGAACGACCCTAACTCACGTATTCGTCAGGCAAGGAAAAGGTGGAAGTGCTAATGTCTTTATATGAGAATATAAACAAGCGTAAAAAAGCCGGAACATCTCGTTCTAAATCGAAAAGTACGATTAGTGATAAGGCGTATTCTGAAATGAAAGCTGGATATAGGTCCGGCGGTATGGTTGAACAAATGTCCGAACAGATGGACGTTTCTAAAAAAGAGGCAGGTGGTCTTATGAAAAAGGCAAAGAGTATGAATGATGCCGAAGGCATGAACATGGGTGGCATGAAGCGCCGGCCAATGCCTGCCCCAGGAATGGGCGGTTATGAAATGAATATGGCTGACGGCGGTATGGCCCGTATCAAGGGCGCTCCTCCCATTCAAGTGAAGGGCCTTACTTATAACGATAACAGTGGAAAGGGGACTTTCTGATGGCTGGAAATATATCTGATGCGGATCGTGCTCGCGCGATGATGCAGATAACTGACTTTGAAAGAGAAGCTATAGCAGAGGGTAGAAATATATCCGATGAAGATCGCGCCCGTGCTCGCGCGATGGCGGCAAAAGCGAGAAGAGATAAACAAATAGAAAATCTACTAGCAGAGGGTAGAAATATATCCGATGCAGAACGCGCCCGTGCAGCAGAGAAGTACATGAAGCGCAACGATGGTGGCATGGCAATGTCCGGTCGCGGCAAACCTGTGAGGACTTTCTGATGGCAGAAGAAATTGATGTAATGTTTGGCCCAGACAAACGAACTCCTGAAGGTGGTGTTTCCGATTCCAGGGTTGTTGAAGCATTAGGAATCTCAATGTCAAATCCCACAGGAACTGAAACAGACAACTATGATCGTTCTATTTCTGCAAGAGTTCTTAAAATGGCCACGCCAGAGCAGAAAGCCATGGCTCGTGATCAGCTGGGTGTTCCGGAAGATATGAACATGGGTGGTATGATGCGCGATGAACTCGGTTACATGGGCGGTGGAATGAGTTACAGCAAGCGCGGCCCTGTCAAGTATTCCAAGGGCGGTGCCATTAAAGGCAAGAATTTTAAGGGGTCTTACTGAAATATGTCCGACCCAACGACCTTTGCTTACAAATTATTGAGAGCAATACAAAGTCGCATAGAACTCACCCAAGACGCTATTCTACATGGTACGCCTAAAGACATGGAGTCTTACAGGCATCTTACAGGAGAGCTTCAAGGGCTAGAATTTACTGAACGGGAGATAAAGGATCTCCTGCAAACCACGGAGGAAGAATGACCAAAACTTTATACGTTCCAGACCACGTAGTAGAGCCTCAGAAAGAAACACTAAAGAATTCCGCATCGTCTGCCTACATAGATAAAAGTGAGAAAGTGCTCGACCCCTCTCTTGTCAGCAAGAATTTGAAAGAGAGACTGCCCCAGCCTACAGGCTGGCGCTTACTTGTGATGCCATACATGGGTAAAGCTGCAACTGAAGGGGGTATTCTTATTCCCGACGCAGTTAGAGACCGAGAGGCTTTAGCAACAGTGGTTGCTTATGTCTTGAAGGTGGGTCCTCTGGCTTACCAGGACTCTGCGAAATTTGGCGACCTTGGAGATCGTAGTTGGTGTAGCGAAGGCGATTGGGTGTGTATCGGAAGATATGCAGGCGCCCGATTTAAGATTGAAGGAGGCGAGGTCCGCGTCATTAATGATGACGAGGTTATTGCTACAATTCTTGAGCCTGATGACATTAAACATATTTAGAAAGAAGACATAAACCATGGAGAAGAACCATGCCTGAAGAAACTAAAATTGACGTAGGAGACACCGAAGAAGATTCGGTTGATGTTAAGCTTTCGTCAGATCAAGTCGATGAGTCTAGTTCGGATGATAATTCCGTTGAAGTCTCTTCGGAAGATTCAAACGAGGAGCTTGAAGAGTATAGCGCGGGTGTTAAAGGCCGCATTAACGAGCTCACCAAACGTTTTCGCGAGGAAGAGCGCCAAAAGCAAAGCGCAATTCAGTACGCGGAGAATATCCAGAAGGAAAATGCGAACTTAAAAACTCGTATGGACGCTTTGGACAAGGGATATATTGAGCAGTTCGAAGGAAGAGTTTCAAGCGAACTTGAAACCGCGAAACGCGTTCTTCGAGAAGCCCATGAAACTGGAGATGTAGACAAACTTGTTGATGCTCAAGAGGCATTGGCTGATTTGTCTTTGCAAAAAACCCAAGGTAGATCGCCGCAGGATCGCTCCGTTGAAGTTCCGCAACCTCAAGAAATCCCACCTCAAGCAGCCCCACCTCAAGCTTCCGCCGACCCAAAAGCGGAGAGTTGGGCGTCAGATAATGACTGGTTTGGCCAAGATGAGGTTATGACATATGGTGCTTTCGGCATCCATCGTCGTTTGGTAGAGGATGAGGGGTTTGACCCTAGTTCAGATGACTACTATGCTGAACTTGACAATAGACTTAGAACTGAATTTCCAAATAAGTTTGATTTAAAGTCTAAGTCTAACGGGGGAAGAAAGGTTGCGTCAGCTGAATCTTCCGCATCCCGCAAGAAAAGTGGACGGAAAACTGTGCGGTTAACCTCTTCTCAAGTAGCTATAGCTAAGAAGCTAAATGTGCCGCTTGAGGAATACGCAAAATATGTGAAGTGAGGGAATAACCATGACTATTGAGAACACATCTCGCGAGAAGTCTACGAGAACGCCTAGAGCCAACCAAACTCGTGCAGGGCAAGCACGCAGAGAACCTTGGAAGCCCCCGTCCATGTTGGACGCGCCGCCGCCGCCAGATGGTTACAAGCATCGGTGGATCAGGTCTGAAGTAATGGGTTTTGATGACCGTAAAAACGTAGCAGCACGATCTCGAGAGGGATGGGAACTGGTACGTGGTGAAGAATACCCAGACTTTGAGGTCCCGACCGTTGAAGATGGTAAACATGCTGGTGTAATAGGCGTAGGTGGTCTTTTACTTGCAAGGATTCCGCTTGAGATTGTTGAAGAACGCGACGAGCATTTTCGTGGCATGACACGCAATCAAATGGCCGCTGTTGATAACGACTTAGCTCGTGAGCAGCATCCGGCAATGCCTATCAATAATCCTGATAGGCAATCTCGTGTAACTTTTGGAGGTCCTCAATCCGAGGACTAGGAGAAAATTAAATGGCTAATAGTAATGGAAGCTTTGGCCTACGTCCCATCAGTAAGTTGGGCGGAGGTTCAAATTCCACTGGTCTTACCGGATATACTCCATATGAAATTGCCTCAGACAACACTGGCAAACTCTACCACGGACAGATAGTCGTACCCCTCGCTTCTGGGTATATCGACCATACATCTAATGCCGCTGGTGGAACTGTTAGTGCTCTGGGTGTATTTCAAGGATGTGAGTATGTCTCAAGCACCACTGGAAAAACCGTTTGGAGTAACTACTGGCCCGGATCGGGAGCGGATAGTAACCACCCCGTTAAGGCCTTTATCAATGACGACCCTAGTCAGTTGTATGTCGTTGCAACGGACGCCACGTGGACGAGCAAGGCAACAGCACGCGCAAGTGTGTTTTTGAATGCTAGTACGTCTACGGGTATAACAGGCACCGATGCTACAGGTGTATCGTTAGGTCGTTTGGCTATCAGTACCCTAGCAACAACCAACAGCCTTACTTTACGGGTTATGGGTTGGACTGAGGACCCTGAAAATCAGGACTTCGCAGCTGCTGGAATTGGCGCAATTGTCAGGTTGAACAACAGCTTTAATGCACCTACGGGTTCCATTTCTGCTGGCAGTGTTTCAACCACTGGCGTATAGGAGAGGATTGAAAAATGGCTATTAGCAGAGCCCAACTAGCAAAAGAGCTAGAGCCCGGACTCAACGCCCTTTTCGGCCTTGAGTATGCACGGTATGACGATGAGTCTTCGGAGATTTATGATACTGAATCTTCGGAACGTGCTTTTGAAGAAGAGGTTATGCTTTCAGGCTTCGGGTCAGCACCCGTCAAGCAGGAAGGTTCAGCAATTACCTTTGATGATGCACAAGAAGCGTATACGGCGCGGTACACGCATGAGACTATTGCGCTTGCTTTCTCCATTAC